GCGCAGCAATTTTGGCTTGTCGAGAAGTTCGATCCCAATCAGCCGCGCGGGGTGTCGACGCCGGGCACCACGCCAGGGAGTTGGATATCGGAAGGCGGCGGCGACACGAGCCACAAGGCCGCCACCGATTTGCTGCAGCACCCGACGAAAACGGCAGACGAGATTATTGACAGCGTGCCGGGTGCGAGGGAGCGCGCCGAAGAGGTCAGGCGAAGATTGGCGGCATCGGTCCCGACTGATGCGACGATTGAGCAAGGCGGTCACCGGCTGGCGGATGGCAGTTGGGCGCCGGAGCGCGCGGCGCTGCACGACAGAATATTGAACGACGTGTTCACGCCGCAACAGATCGCGGCGGCGCTGCCGGCGGAGGGCGAGCAACCGACCGTGCACGTCTTGGGCGGGCGCGGCGGTTCCGGCAAGAGTTGGTTCACCGATCCGGAGCGCGGTGGTACAGTCGACGCGACCAAGGCCATCATGTTGAATAACGACAACTTCAAGGAAGCGCTGCCCGAGTATCGTGGTTGGAACGCGGCGCTCCTGCATGAAGAATCGAGCCATATCGGCAAGACGGCAGAGAAGTTCGCGCGCGACAACCGGCTCAACGTCATCATCGACGGCACGATGCGCAGCGATTATCACGGCAAGCTGGCGGAATGGAAGGCGGCGGGCTATCGGGTTGAAGGACACTATATGTACCTGTCGCCGCAGCAATCGGCGGAGCGCGCCATCGGGCGGTTCATGCGCGGTGGCGAGCGGGGGCGCTACGTGCCGCCCGAGTACAGCCTTACGTCCACGACCAACGAAAAATCCTTTGATGGTGTGAAGAACGAAATGGACCGGTGGGAGATTTACGACAACAGCGGCAGGTCGCCGCAACTCTATGCCAGGAGCCGACGATGAGCGCCAGGGAACCGTATCGCAGCAAGCTCGGCGAGATTCCGATCGAGCATTGGGACGATGACATTCCGCATGATCCGAATTTCACCGTGGATCAGTCGCCGGGCTCAACCTACGACGAGATCAAGCAGCGGGTCGAGCGCGAGCGCGAGAAGCGACGGAAGAAATAGCCATGGCTTCGCTCAGCATCAGCGTTGAGATTGATCCGGCGCTGCCGACGCCGAGGGTCGATGATGAGGCGATCTCGACGTGGATCGAGGGGCGCCTCAATGATGCGCGCAATCTGTTCATACAGCAGATGAGCCGCGGCGGGGGTAGCGGCGCCTATTATCGGCGCGGCGGTAAGCGTCGCAGCGCGCCGGGCGAATATCCGGTCACCGAGGCTGGCACGGCAGACGCCGGGCGCTTGGTCAACTCGGTGCAGTACGAGATGCGCGGCCCGCATGAGGGCGCGCTGTTCTCCGAAGTTCAATACGCGACATATCTCGCCGAGGGCACACGCCACATGGCGGCGCGCCGTATGCTGGCCGATGCGTTGACCGAGGTGCTGGAAAGCCGACCGCGCGAGGATGCCTTGGCGAGCGCGGCGAGGATCAGATTCAGATGATCAAGAACGGTAACAACGGCTATCCCGCGCCGCCGCCGCCGGTGGAACGGCCGCCGCTGGTGCCGCCCTATGTCAACAGCGTTTACAACATCATCACGCGGCGCATTCGTCTGGCGCGAACGATCTTCGGCGATCGGGTCAAGCTCGTGCTGCGTCAAGTCGAAGATGAGCACTGGGCTCGGCTACCGCGCCCGTATCTGTTGGTCGTGCCGCGGCAGACGCGCCAGCCGCGCGAAGTCGACGTTGATTACATGTCCTTTGTCGACCCGCGCGAGGTTTCGTTCACGGCCCATTTCGACGGTCGCATGAGCGAGCAAGAGCATCTCGCTGCCAACGATATCGACACCGCCGAGCGGCAATTGATCTTCGTGCTCGCCAACTGGCGGCCGTTGCCACAGTACAATCCCACGCTCTATTCCGGCATGCGCATCCAGGGCACACGCGTTCCCGATGTCAAAGTGAATTACGTTTTTATATTCAACGAGCAAATCGTGCTGCCCGATGAGCCGCCGATGTTCGAGGGCGAGGATGACCTGTTGGAAGAGTTGCAACTCGACGGCATCGGGGTGCACGTCAACGATCCGACCTGTGCGACGTGCGTGTGTGAGCCCGAGTTGCCGCCGGGGCCCAAGATTTGCGTGACAGGCGGCGGTTGTCCGGTTGAGCTACCGCCGGACCCGTGCGCGCCGCCGCCGTGCCCACCGATCCTAGGTGAATCAAATGGCGACACGACCGACACTCAGAAGAGGTGATCGCGCTCCGGAGGTGGAGGTGCTGCAGGCGTGCCTCGGCGTTACCGTCGATGGCGTCTTCGGGCCGAAGACTGAGGCCGCGGCGAAGAAATACCAGCGCGAGCGCGGGCTTGCCGCCGATGGCATCGTTGGGCCGGCGACGTGGAAGGCGCTGGAGTACGAATTTGACTTGCCGCCGTATGAGCCGCCGGCACCGCCGGCCGGCGTGCTGAGCGCCGCCGAGATTCGCGAGATCGCGACGCTCGCCAAGGATTCGGCGGTGGCCAAGGTCAAATGGAAGGGCCGTGGGGCGATGCCGCCGGGCTTCTGCAAGGGGCTCGCCGTCGCCTACGGGTGCGCCGTGCGCAAGTATCACGCCGGGCATCCGGCATTCCGGGAGATGGCCAAGGCCAACACGCATGACGGCAACAAGGACGCGCTGTCGTGGTACGCCGGCACGTTCGACAAGCTCGGCATGTCGAACAACGTTCCCGGCATCCCGACGCTGCGCCACGTCTACGTGTTCCTGATGGGGCTTGGCATGCGCGAATCGACTGGCCGGCACTGCGTGGGGCGTGATCAGAGCGCCAGCAACACCTCAAGCCTGACGTGTGAGGCCGGCGCGTGGCAGACAAGCTGGAACGCCAAGGCCGCCGCGCCGACGATCCTGCAAAACCTGTTCCAGGAGTACAAGGCGGGCGCCGAGGGCTATCGGTCGATTTTCGAGGAAGGCGTGCGGTGCACGACGGCGCATTGGAAAAACTATGGCAGTGGCGACGGGCTCACGTTTCAGCGGATGAGCAAGGAACAACCGCTGTTCGCGTGCGAGTTCGCCGCCGTGGTGATCAGGAATCTGCGCAAGCATTACGGGCCGATCAACCGCAGGGAGGCTGAAGTCAGGACGGAGGCAAACGACCTGTTGAGGCAGGTTGAGGCCGTGCTGACGGCGGCCGTGTGAGGTGGAAGCATGCCGTTGGAGCCGCACGAGGATGAGGATCAGCGCGCGTTCATGGCGCGGTGCATGCGCGAGCTATCCCAAGCCGAGACTCACCGGCCGCAGGATCAGATGGTTGCCATCTGCATGAGCAAATGGCGTGATCGCAACAAGTCCGCTCGCGCGCGCCTGAGCGACGTGTTAGAACGGGCGTTAGAGTTACTGCGTTCGAAGGGAGCGTGACATGACACAGTTCGCAGCCTCTATCGGCGGCCCTGATCCGACCGCCGGGATTCCGCGCGGCCGTCCGACACAGGACTGGCGCCAGTCGCAATTCGCACAGCGCGAGAGCGGCATCGATTGGGAGAAGGATGAAAAATACTTTTCGCCACAGCCGGCGCCGAAGCAAACGTTCGGCAAGTACAAGGAACCGCTGATGGATATTCCATATCTGCGTGAGCGCAAAATCCGCGTGCGCGCCGTGCCGCCGGCAACCTATTACACGGCAGACGGTGATCCGATTCCCGCCGATGAGTGGGTGACGCTGCCGATCTCGCCGAGCCTGTTGCACGCGATCAAGGAGGGTGATCTTGAACGCGGCGAAGACCCGCCTGACGACGGGCAGCCGGAACCGCGCCACCGCGAGCGCGCTCGGCATCGCGCACATCATCAGCCGACTCCGCCGAAAGAGGCTTGAGGCGACTCACGGCAAATCGGCGATCTGCGGTGATATCCTTCGTGCGGCAATGACCCGAAGGAGATCGTCGCCATGGCAGAGAACCGAATCAGTTTGGCCGCGGCTCGCGGAAATTTCCTGACGTGGTGCATCTCGGGATATCTGCCCCTCGGCGAGCTTTGCCGCCCGCTGTATTTTGCGCAAAAGCTCGACAGCGCCGACGCCAGTGAGGTTGGCGAGTTTTATCCGATCTATTCGGTGCGCGAAGCGGAGCGGCTGTTTGGTGCCGGCTCGGTCGCGCATCAGATGGCGATCCAGCATTTTTGCACGTGCCCGGAATTGCCGGTCTACATCGCGCCGCTCGATGATCCCGCTGCCGCCGATGGCGAGAACGGTGGCCAGGGTGTCGCTGCAGTTCACACCGTCACCATCACCGGTCCGGCGACCGATAACGGCCTGCTGTCGGTCTCGATCCTTGACGAGAATTTCACTGTTGGCGTGATCGTCGGTTCGACGGCCAGTCAAGTCGCCCAACAGCTTGCACAGGTGTTGCAGCGCTGGCGCGCGTTGCCGTTCACTGTGACAGTCACCGGTGCGGTTATCACGTTCACCGCAAAGAATCGGGGCGTGGTCGGCAATTGGTTCACGCCGCAATGGAATCCGAATTTCGGTGAGGATTTTCCGCCCGGCATCGGGGTCGAAGTCGCAACGACGACACCCGGCGTCGGTCAGGCCGACCTCGAACCGGCGATGCCGGTGCTCAACTGTCTGTTCGATTGCATCGCGCTCGGCAACGAAGACGAAAAATCGGTGAACATGCTGGTGATGGCGATCCGCCAGAACTGGCGTTGCCCAGTGAATGGCGATTTCCGCGGCGGCCATCTCTTCCACAGCCGCACCGGTACCAGCGGCATCATTTACGCTTATGGCATGGACCGCAACAATCCCGAGGAGTCGGTGATCCCGGTGCCGGTCGGCTACAAATATCCGGGCTACCTGTTCGCGGCGGCGATGGCATCGCGCGCGTGCTGCACCGCTTGTTACGATCCATCGCGCCCGGTGCAGTATGACAACGGCGTGCTTGGCTGCATGTTCGACAGCCGCAAATGCGCGACCATATGGACGCAAGAAGAAAAGAAAATGTTCTATGACGCGGGCATTGTGAACTGGGACGTGGCCAACGCGCGCGGTGTGCGCCAGACGCTTTTGTGGATTGAGGAGCCGCTCACCACGTACAAGTACGATCCGCAAACCGGTGCGCCGGATGGCGCATGGCAGCGGATGGAATCGCGTTACACTGTCACCAAGTTCGTGCGCGATCTCGGCATGTGGTATCGCCGGCACTATTCGTCGGTGTCGCTGGTCAACGACGGCGTGCGCATTCCGCCCAACAAGCGCGCGGTGTCGCCGCGCATCCTGCAGGCATCGATTCTGGCGTGGCTGCGTGGCACGCAGCTTGGTTGGACGGCCGATCTCGGGCCGGTACCGATCGAAAAGATGGTGCGCGTCGAGCGCACGAATCAACCGAACTTCTGCGATCCGAATCGCGTCAACGTTTTGATCGATCTCGATCTCGTCAATCAATTGGCGCGCATCGCGACCACAATCGACACGTCGCCCGAGTTCGCTTGCTTGCCCCCGGTGTTGCTGCCCGGACAGGTGCCCGGCACGTAATGAGAGAGGATTACCCATGGCGATCGAACGATGTCCGAAATGTAAGGGTGTTCTACATTTCGTGATTGACGGCCGCACCATCAAGCTGCAGTCGGATGGCGATGTCACCGTGCTGAGTTCGCAACAGCGCCGCACAGAGACCTATGACGGCGAGTTCACGATGGAGGAGCGCAACCCGAAGATCACGGCAACGCTCGTGGTGCCGATCGATCTGTACGTCTGGTACATCCAGGAGCTATGCGATTCCCCTGTTGTCCTCGAATTGTGCGACGGCCGCACGTTCTCGACCGAGCACGCATCGAACATTTCCGACAATCCTTATGATGCCAAACGAAATTTGCAGCCGATCGAATTGATCTGCGATGAAATCACCGAGCTACTGCCGGCGGCGACGGGAATCGTCACGACGATCGGCGGCGGCGTGGTCTAAAACGGAGAAGTGAATGGCTGACATGTTTCCAGGCGAGCAAGACCGCCTCGCTGAGAAGGAAGGCAACAGCGGCAAGGAACGCAAGTCACGGCCGCCCGCTGCCAAAGCCGGGCCGCCGCCACCGGAGGAATATGGGCGGCTGCAATTGTTGGCGCCGATCAAGCTGGCCAACGGCGGCGAGTCGCAGGAGGTGGTGATCTATCGCCCGACCTGTCGCGTCATGACGGAGGCGCTCGACACCACGCGCTTGCACGTGCAAATCGAGCGCTTTGTTGAAGGCTGTTGCCGCGGTGTGAACGGCACCGGCGAGGCGTACCCGTTTTCCGGCGGCGAGTTGTCGTCACCCGATGGCTCCGAACTTGCCTCGGTGATCAACGCGATGTCGCAGGATGCCGATGATGTCGTGCTCGACATTGCCGGCGATGGCGTCACCATACCGATCATTTATACGCTGCAACGGCCGATCGAGTTGACGCCGGGAAAACTGGAGACCGAAAAGGTCGAACAGTTCGAGTTCATGGCGCGCAAGATCGGCGAGATCAGCGAGTATCTCGACGCGCGCGGTGAGACGCGCGAATTCCACACGTTCATGCGAACGTTCGGCAAACCGCTCGGCATCAGGATTCCGATCATGACGGACATCCTGATCAACAGTCTCGATTTTTTGGATTACCTCGTGATCCGGAGACAGATCATGGGGAAATTCATAAGCTCGCGCAACAGGTGGAAGAAGGCGTCATCGCTCGCGCCCTCAACTACCATTGGCCGCCCGGATCGTGGGATCGACTGACCATCGCACGCTTGATCCGCATTTACGCGGTTGAGCGCAAGATGGCAGAGGAACGCGAGGCAGCGCGCGAGCAACAAAGCCAGCCGACCGGGCCGCCGATGAGGGACACGGGACGCGACACGGCGGACGATGATGATGAGTGAGCCGCCGTGGCCGATGCAAACGCTGAAACCACCCTCGCCGTAGAAGTACAAGGCGCCGAAGCCGTCAACGCTTTGGCCGCGGCACTCGGTAATCTCAATCGGCAAGCGGCACAGGTCCAGCGCACGGTTTCAGCCGCTGGGCCGCAAACTGCGACGGCGACGGCGACACGACAGGCTGCCGCCATCACTGCTGCGGCGGCGGCCGAGGCCGGCACGCTCGGCGAGCGAATAGCCTACCGGATCGGGCGCGCGATCGGCGCGACCATCCGCGCGCCGTTCGATGCCCTGAGGGCAACCGCCAGCGTTGCCGGCCGCTCGCTGTTGTCGCTGTCCGGGACGTTCGGCCAACTCGCCTCCAGCGCGGGCGCCACCTCGGTGGCGATCGTCGGCGTGGGGCTGGCAATCGCGGGATTGGGCATCCCGATACTCAATCTGGTCGCCGGTTTCAAGTTACTGCGTTCGTCATTCGGTTGGGCACAGGAGGCGGCGGACGAACAAATACGCATTGCTGGGCGCACGCAGCGATTCTATCCGCAATTGATCGGCGAAGGGATCGAGGCCGCCGAGGATGAAATGCGCGCCCGCATGGGTGTGGCAACCGCGTTGTTCGGCAATGCGGCTGAATCCATTCAACAACAGGTCACGCGCCGCTTCACGGAATTCCGGATGGGCCGCGGCTTGCGCGGCGAGCGCGATCTATTCGCGCGGTGGGGAATCACGCCGCAGAGTGTGGCGACGGCCGAACAGATGATGGGTCGGCGCTTCGATGTTACGTCATGGCTTGAGGCGTTCATTCTCAAACGCGAAGACCTGCAGCGGCGACTACAGGAGGCGCAATCACCGCAGGAAAGAACGGTGTTGACGCGCAAGCTGGCGCAGATGTCCGACGACACCGTGAAAATGTTCGGACAGCGATTCAGCGATATGGTCAACGTGCTGTCAACGGGTGATGCCGCGCGCCTCAAGCGCAACATGGAAGCGGCCATCCCGCTCGGCAGGGTCGTGGAAACCTCCGAACAGGCAAAGCGACGCGCCGTCAATTTCAAGGTCGCGCTCGAAAGCGTGAAGGCGACATTCACCAACATCGCGCGCGGCATCGGCGGCGACGTGCAGCCGGTGATCACCCGTTTTCTCACCGAACTAAATCGCAAGATGCTCGACACGGATCAGGGCGGCGAGGGGCTCGGCCGTGCGTTCCGCGAGCTTGCATCAGCAATGGCGGTGCGGGCTTGGGAAGAGTTGCGCAACATCATGCGCCGCATCGACACGCAGCGGGTCAAGGGTTGGATCGAGGCAATTAAAAGCTGGAATCCGGCGGAGACGGTGGAGACCGTCAAGACTGTATTCAACGCGCTGCAGACGTTTGGCAGCGCGGTTAGCGGAATGATCGATAGCGTCAACGCCTTCCTGCAATCGCTGCCGGAATGGCTCAAGCGGCGGTTGGGCATCAAGCCGCCGTCGTTCAATGAGCGGTTCGGGCAATGGCCGGGGGGAGGGCGAGCATCAGCGGAGGAGGCCGAGGCTGGGGCCGCGGGTGCGGCAGGTGCGACGGAACTGGCGCCAGCGCCAGCGCTCCCGGAGGGCTACACGCGGGGAACCATCCCGCGAAGCATGGCGCCGCAATTTCCGGGCGCGGGTGCGGGCGGTGCTGCTGTTGGAGCGCCAGCCCCGCCGTCAACATTCGGCGAGCGGTTTGGCACGTGGCCGCGGGCCGAAGGACCGGCTGCGCTCGGCGCGGCGGCTGCAGGAGCACCAGCGCCGACAGCAACGGCACCGCCGCCGGTTGAAGCTGGCCCGACGCCGCCCGCTGCAGCGGCATCGGGAGCGCCCGCGCCTGGACCGGTCACGCCGGCACCAGCGCCAGAGGAGCCAGCGGCGCAAGACAGGGGATGGCTCGGGCGCTTGCGACGGTGGTTTAGTCCGACCGCGGCCCATGCTGCAGAGGCGCCACCAACACCGGAGCGCAATGCCGCGATCGAGGCGATGCAGGGCGCCGCGGCAGGCAGCGCGCTCGGCATGATGACGAACGTCGAATCGACACCGACCGGCGATCAGTTGGTGATGAAGGCTTCTTATACGGGCGAGCAGGGAGCCGCACGGCCAGAGATCGGATGGAAACAGGCGCTCGGCCCCGCGATGTATGGCGCGGGTGCGGCGGCCGAACTCGCCGGCTTGCCCGGCTTCTCGGTGGGCCAGGGTGTAGCGCGTGCGGTCACGAAAGAGGGCGCCGGTGTCGGCGAGGTCATGCGCGGCGCGATACCCGGCATGGGCATGCTTGAATTCATGAAGCGGGACGCCGAGCAAGGGCACCCGACACGAACATACTTGCGCGAGATGCTCGGCATTCCTGATCCCGGCGAGCCGGCACCGTGGCAACAGCAGCGCGGCGTCGCCGAGGAACTCACCGCGCCATTCAACGACCGTTTTGGGACGTGGGGCACAAGCAGCATCACAGCCGAGGACGGCTACAACTTCGGCGAGGCTGCAGCGACAAGTCTACGCGAGGGGCTTGAGGGTGTGCACATTCCTGCCGGCCATGCCGTCACGTCGAGCGGCGTGGCACCACGCACGGCACCGAAGCCGACCGGCGGCGATACGGCTACGGAGGCATAGCCGTGGCTGATTTAACCTCCACGCTCCGCATCAATGTCGACGTTCAAGGCGCGGCGCAGCTACGTCAATTCGCCACCGCATTCGCGCAAGTGAACGCGGGTGCAGCCGCGCCGCCTCCCGTGGTCGCGGCCCGCGGCCGGCGCAGCACCGTTGCCGCCGAGCGCGTCGCCACGACCACCGGTGAACAGGTCGCCGAGGGCGTGGGCCGCGTCATCGGCAGCACATTGCGCGCGCCGTTTGATGTGCTGCGCAGCGGCGCGGGTATGGCCACCAGTTCTCTGGTGTCGTTTCTCGGCCCACTTGCGCGGTTGGGCGTTGTCGCCATCGGTAGCGCGCCGACGCTCGCCGCGGCGGCCGTTGTCGCCGTCGCCATCGGCGTCCCGCTGTTCAATCTTGCGGTGACGTGGCGGCTGTTGCGATTTTCGTGGCGGCAAGCGGTTGATCGAGCCGAGGAGCAATTTCGCACCATCGCGCGCACGCGGCGCACGTTTCCGGGGCTGGTCGGCGAGGCATTCGAGCGCGCCGAAAGCCGGATGGAGACCAAACTCGACGTTACCGAAGCGCTCTTTGGCGAAGCCGCGCAATCGCTCGACACGCGCATCACCCGGCTATTCACCGACGTTCGGCTTGAGCGCGGGTTGCGTGGCGAGCGCGACATTTTCCGCCGCTGGGGAATCACGCCGCAGGCGCTCCAACTCATGGAACGCGAGCGCGGCGGCGAGCGGATGAACGTCACCGACTGGTTGGCGTTTTTCATCAGGCGGCGCGAAGAACTCGACGCACGGATTTTGGCCACGCCGGAAGGCTCAGCCGCGCACACCGCGCTCGTGCGCCGGAGAGCGCAACTGTTTGATGACAGCCTCAAGCTTTTCAACACGACATTCACCGATCTTCTCGGTGTGATGAACACCGCGGATTTGAAACAACTGTATACGAATCTCGATCGGGCCAACTCGTTGTCGGACGTTGAGGACGCTGATCAACGCTCGATCGATTTCAAGATTGCGCTGGAATCAACGCAGTTCACTTTTCAACAACTGCGCATGGGCATTGCGCGCGACGTACAGCCGACATTGACGCGAATGCTGGAGGACGTGAATACATGGTTGCTCGACACGAAAGAAGGCGGCCAGGGCATGGGGCGCGCCTTCCGCGAACTCGCCAGCACGCTCGCGACCAAGGCATGGGAAGCCATCGATGTGCTGATCAGGGAGATCGATCCCAACGCGGTGCTTGAGTACATCCGCGCGATCAAGGACGGGTGGCGTCCGGAGGAGAGCCTCAGGCTTCTCGAAACAGGCGCCAATCTAATCGATAGCCTATCCACTGTCTTCGACTACATGGCGTGGACGTTCGCGCAATTCAAAAGCATGAGCGCGGCGCAATTGGCCGGCATCATGATTTCCGGCGGGCTGGGGGGATATCTTTGGACCCTCCGACCTGGATACGAGCCATGGACGCCCGGCGCGGGCCGCCGGGCAATGGGATATCCCGATCGCGGCGGTGCGGCAGGCGGTGGCGGTGCGGCAGGAGGAGCGCGCGGTGGTGGCGGCGCCGGGATTGGGCCAGGGGCGGGAGTAACTCCCGAAGGAACATACGGCGCTGGTGGCGAGGTGCCGCAAGGCGTTCTTTCAGGCGCTGCGGCGGCGGCATTGGCCGGCGGCCAACCTGCCGTCGATGAATTCATGCGCCGGAATGGGTATCCCCGCAGCGGTGCGTGGTGTGGCCAGTTTGCCGCAGCGGTGGTCACGTCGAAAGGCTTGAAACCTCCTCCCAATCCGCAAGTCGCCGGCAACTGGAAAAATTGGGGTGAGGCCGTCACCGGTACGCCGCAGCCCGGTGACGTGTTGGTACGCAGGGGCCGCTCGCCGCGCACCGGTGTTGAAGGCAGGCACGTTACATTTGTCGAATCGTATGATCCCGCCACCGGAATGGTTGTCACGGTCGGCGGCAATCAAGGCGGCCGATCGCGTCCGCACTCGATCAGCGGGTATTACATTCGTCGCGCTGCGCCCGCGGCTGGCGCGGCCTCCGGCGCGGCCGTGACACCGACAGCAGTGACACCGGGAGCGGGGCTCGACGCAGCGAGGCCTGGAGGGCAACCGACCGCGGGCGGGCAACCTCCAGCGGAAACGCTCGCCCAACAGCGACAGCAATTCAAATCGGAGATTGCCACTAATCCAGCGCTGCGTTTGAGGTGGGCGGCTTTGATGGCTTCCGAACAGTCGGGCGCGGCGATGCAGACGGTTGGCGAAACGATGGTCAACCGTGCCAGTGCGTGGGGCAAATCGCTGGGGGATATTGTCGGCAACCAACGATATTACGAGCCATATCAAAACCGCTCATTTTACCGGAACCTCGAACAGCTACAGCGCGATCCGGAAAAGCTGCGCCAGATCACACAAATGCAAGATGCGATTCTGTCGGGCTCGAACCGATCGAATCTTGCTACGCACAACGCATCTGCGGGCGTCGCAGCGCGTGCGCGCGTGACGCAAACGGTGGCGAGCGCGGAAGCGGGAGAAACCTACACGCGCAAGGACATCAACCCGGTGACGCACGGTCCCGGCGTCGTGCGGAAAGAACGCGAGTGGTACGAGCGCACGATCCGCGCCATGCGCGGGGAACGCGGTGGCGAAGCGGCTCGCCCGCTCGCGATCGCGACCCGAGTGAAAGAGGAGCAACGGTTGACCGCCGAAAGGCTGTTGGGGAGCCGACCGGCCGAAGAGGCGCGGGCGCGAGCGCGTGAGCGTGAGGACGAAGAACGCGCCAAAACCGAAGCGGCTGAAAAACAAACCGAGACTGCCAGAGAACTCCTGCAGAGCAAGCGCGCCGAGCGGAATCGCGAGGAGCTAACGCGACCGCCGCCGAAAAAATCGATCGATGAAGGCAAGTCCGCCGGTGAGGCCGCGGCCAGGGCGTTCAAGGAAGGCGTCAAGGAAGTGTCGATTCCGGTCAAATCGATCAAAGAGAGTGACAGCGACAAGCAACGCAACCGAACGCGCGATGAGGAAGAGAAGGAAGCGGCCTGATGACATACCTCGATCCCTATTACAACAAACGCGGATCGGTCGGGCGCAATCATGACGACGTGCAGTGCCCGGCGCCGATCTATCGGGTTGCGAGTTGGAAGGGCATGGAGTTTTTCTGCGACACGTCCGCCGATGAGTTTGGCCGCCGCGGTGACCTCTACGAATATCCGCTTTCCGACGACATCGGGTACGTCGACCTCGGCCGCAAGGCGCGCCGGTTCAAGATCGAGGGTTATCTGATTGGCGCCGATCAGGATGACCAATCGACCCGCATGGCGATGAGGGCGGAAGACCCACGGCCGGGCACGCTGGTACATCCGATTTATGGCACGCAGTCTGTTGCTTGCGTCTCGCTCACAACGTCGGCGGATTATCGGCGCGACAAGAAGCGGACCAAGCTCAGCTTCGAATTTGTCGAAGCCTACGCGTCGACATCGTTGAGTCAGGCCGGCGGCACCGTGAACGAAATATTTGGCACCGGCAATGACGCGATCAGCGCATCACGTGACAGCGCGACATGGGACCCGAGTGCGCGAGATGTGGAGTTGCTCGGCGACATCTCCAGCGCAATGGGCCGCGAGTTCAACATCGATCCGCGCAATATGGCTCACGAACAGGACTTTGATGCTCAAGATATGCTGCAGCGTTGGATGCCGTTCACGCCGGGATCGGACCTGCCCGGACGGCCAATGATTGAGCCGCTGGCGCGCGCGCCCGTGCCGGCCTTGCCTTCGGCCTTGTTGCCAGCACCCGGCCCACCAACCTTTGCCGCGGCCGTCGCGCCGATCGATTTTGCATCGGCCCTGATGCGGCGTATTCATCTCGACGCGCTCACGCGCTTGCGCGAGTTCAACGCCTACGTGGTCGACCGCACCGAGGGGATGGCACCCACGCCGTCGGCGTGGTCGCTGATCATCACCACGCGCCTGATCGTGATTCGTGACTATGCTATCGCCGCGGCACAGAAACAATATGACACGGTGAAGGCGGCGCTGGATGATCTCGATTTCATCATGCAGGTCTTTGACGATGAGGAACGGCTCGCGACCGAGCGATGCGATGACGTGCTGGTCAACGCGATCCGGCAGGCCCGCGCCACCGCGGCGTCGGTGATTCTCGCGGCCAACATCCAGCGGCCGGGCATCGTTGAATTTCACGTTGACGGCGAATGGCCGTCGCTGGTCGTGGCGCACAAGATTTACAACGATGGGCGCCGCTACCAACAGGTGGAGAAATACAATCCGACGATGCTCAATTTCTGGATGGGCAGAAGCGTCATTGCCCCGGCGAGGTGATCCATGCCGCTTCCACAAAGGCCGAGCCCGCTCAACGAAGAACACGCGAGCGCCGTCATCATCATCAGCGGGCAGCGTTTCAAGAATTTTTTGAGCCTCAACTTGAAGCGCTCAAAGGAAGAGGGCACATGTTCCGGCACCATCGTGCTGTCGTGGCCGGGCACCGAGCAATTCGCCGCGGCGGGACCGGTGGCATCGGCATTCGGCGCCGGCACCGATGCCACCATTATGCTCGACGGTCAACTTGCCGCCAAGGTTGTGATTGACACGCGAATCTCAAAGGGCACGCCGAAGTCATACGAACTGACGTTGCAATTCCGCGGCCCCGCGGCTGGGCTGGTCGACGGTAGCCCAAACCATGAAACCGGACAGGAGAACAAGAAGACGCCAGCGCAGATCATCCGTTCGCTGATGCAGGGCTACAACGTGCAACTTGAGGACAGGTCGGGCGGCGGCAAAACCATCGAACGTTTCATCGTCGCCGAAGGCGAGACCATCGAACGCGCCGCACGTCGCGCCGCGCGTGAGCACAGCCTCACCCTGTTCGAAAACAGGTGGGGCAACTGGGTGCTCGACAGGCAGGGGCAGGGCCAGGGCGGCGGCGGCGAGTTGCGACTGGGCCGGCATTTCACGCATTGGTGGGTAAAGCAAGATATCGTTCCGCGTTTCAGCGAGGTCGCAGCGGCCGGCAATGCCGTTCCCACCGATGAAAAATACGGCAAACCAGCGGAGAGTCTGTTTGACAAAGGCATGCGCCAACTCATGGGCTTTGATGGCATGCGCCACTTGCGCGTATTGATCGACGGTGACCATGATCAAGACACGATGCAGCAACGCCAGCAATACGAAGCTGATCGCCGCCAGGGCCAGGGCCTCAACGTCACCCTGCGTTGTTCAACGCATTCGAATGAGAGTGGCAACCTGTGGGACATCGGTGACAAATATCACGTCGTCATTCCGGTCGACGCCGTGAACGAAACGCTTGAGGTCACCGAAGTCGAATTTGAGATCACGCCGAACTCACGCAGCGCGACGCTCGTGCTCGTTGGCGAGGGTACGTTTGGTGGTGCCGAAAACGTCCCTGGAGAATACGCCGAGGGACAAACGCGCATGAATGACGCGAGCAAGCGCCCGCGTCCGGAGGAGCCATCCACCGAGCCGCAGACGCCAAAACCGGAGGCACCGCAGGAGGGGGTGACGCCTGAGGATGAGCAACGCCGCCGATTGCTGGAGGAAGGGCGGCGCCGGTTACAGGAGCGGGATGGTTGATGGGCTACGATCTTTGGAACCATTCGAAATTTTTGCACCACAAGCTGCGCAACATGACGCGCCGCGGGTGGTTGCTGAAAACCTATTACGACAAAAAAATAATGCAGGCCAAGGTGAAGACCGGCGAGAAGATCGAGAACGATCGACTCGATATCGTTCACCCTGTCGGTTTCCTCGGACGCGTGAAGCCGGGCGAAAAGGTTGAAATCCTCACCATGGATGTCGGCGGCGACACCTCGCGCCGTGTGGTGCTCGGCGTGCTCGGCGACCGCGAGCACCATCCGAAAATCGAGGAAGGCGAATCGATCCTGTACTCACCGGGCGACAAGAAAAAATACGTGCGCGTGTACAAAAAGCCGCAACAGGATGGGCAAGGCGGCGACGGCGGCGGCCAGGGCGGTGGTGGCGGCCAGGGCGGCGGCGATCAACAACAGAGCGAAAGCAAAGAGGGCATACACACGCAGGCTGATGATTTGCCGATCACGTCGGACACCAAGGACACATTTCAGGGCAATGCGGAGAAAGGGCAGGGCTTCACCACTAAGCAGAACTTTGACATTCGCGCTGATCAGAACACGCAATTCCAGGCGGCGAAGCATATCCGCAAGGGCACCACGTATCGCGACGGCGACACATTCACCAACGGCGTCGAGCACGCGACTGATCATGTCGCCGGTGGCGGTGCGAGCATCTCGACAACGCGTGCGGGCGAGACCGGGCGACCGGATGGCTCGCAGTCGTGGGGCGCGAGCGGACAGCCGGGCACCACGTCGCTCCTCGATCTCGGCGCGCGGGTTGCCGCGATCGAAGCCGGCGGCGGTGGCGGTGGTGGACAGCCCGGACCACCGGGCCCACCAGGACCGCAGGGCGAGCAAGGTCCGCCCGGCACCACCGGACCACAAGGACCGGCGGGGCCCACCGGCGCGACCGGCGCGCAAGGGCCGCAAGGTGTGCCGGGCCCGACCGGCTCGACCGGCGCGCAAGGACCGATCGGGCCAGCCGGCCCGCAGGGTGAAGTGGGGCCGGAAGGGCCGCAAGGCATTGCGGGACCGGAGGGACCGCAAGGGCCGGAAGGGCAGCAAGGGCCGCAAGGCGCCGCCGGCACCGGTATTCAATTCCGCGGCTCGGTGCCCACCGAGGGCGATCTGCCAGCCACCGCAGCGAACGGAGATGCCTACCTTGTCGAAGCCGACGACAGCCTGTGGATTTACGCCAACGGGCAATGGGTAAGCGGCGGCTCGATCCAAGGACCGCCGGGCCAGCAGGGCCCGACCGGGCCACAGGGTGATCCGGGCCAGCAGGGTCCGCAAGGGCCAGAGGGGCCGCAGGGATTGCCGGGAGCGGAGGGACCAGAAGGGCCAGCCGGCGCGACCGGGCCGCAAGGGCCGGAAGGGCCGCAGGGCCAGCAGGGGCCCCAAGGCCAACAAGGGCCGCAGGGCGTGCCGGGCCAACAGGGGCCGCAGGGGAATCCGGGACCGACGGGGCCGGAGGGACCGGCCGGCGGAGGCGGGCGGCTCGTCTACGATAGCCCGACGCAAATCCGATTCATTCCGTACAACGGCGATCGCGTGCGCATCAACGGCGCGTGGGTGGCAATCCCGGCGGCGGGCATTGCGCTGTCGAATACTGGCCTCGGGAGCAACACGACGTGGCTTGTCGGCATCCAGGCCGCCCTTTCATTGTGGGTTGGCGGCCTCGCCAACGGTCATGCTCCATCGAACACTTCAGGCAATATCGGCACCGAGATCATTGCCAACAATAACGGATTGTCGCTCGTTGGCATGGTACACACGGACGCCAATGGGCAATTCTATGACGCGGGCACGCTGTCGTGGTTCAACCGAGGCGGTAAACTTCGGCGCGCGGCCATCACCGCCGTGCGCACCGTTAGCTCGACAACAGAGATCGAGATACACACCGAGCTACGCCTTTCGTTTGCCACATGGGCCGATGAGGTGGTGATTGTCATGATCGGCGGCGCTGCGTATCCATCAGCCTTGGCCAACGCGCGCATCGTCGTCGGCATCAGCTTTGACGGCGCGACCTCGGAGATTCCGCGGGCCACGCTCCAGGCGGAGACCATCTCGCAATCCTACAAGTCGCTATCGCTCGGCGTGGTGCGACGGCTCGCCGAGGGCGGACATTACGCCACGGTGGTGGCATTCGTCGGCAACGCGCAAACCGCCACGTTTGATCTCGAAAACCCGACGACCAATCAAGTCACGGTCAGAGGATGAGCCCATGGCCAACCAACCAAAAACCAGCGTGCAACCAATCTGGATTTGTGATCCGCGCGATGATCGCTGCGTGCGCCCGGTCGAGCCCACGTTTTTGCCCGGCATCTCGGTGCGCCACTCGCCGAGTTGCACCGGCGACATCTGCGGTCTGTTCGCCTGCGATGGCGGCAATTGGCGCGTGACCAATGAGAACACGCTCGACCGCGCGCGCTGGATCGAGGGGTGGATCATCACGCAATTGCTCACGCGCGGGTTTGTCGATTGCGAGGAGCACCCGCTGCAGCAACGCGGCGGCGGTTGGTGGGCCGATGCCTTTCGCGCCGCGAACACAGGGCGCTCACGGTTCAGGAGTGGGTCAAAATTGTGGGCGCTGAAATGGCGGCATGGCGGAGCCACCAATGACCTGATGCTGCAGGCGAAAGACTATGCCCACGAGGCGCTGCAATATCTGGAATCATGGGGCATCGTTTCGGAGATCGAAATCAACGCGCAATTCATCACGCGCGCGCTCACCGGCACCGGGATTCCAGGCGCCGTCATACACCTGAAAATCTCAATCCGCGGTCCGGGTGTCGCGTCGGCGTTTACACTGGAGGGCATGGCGATGCCTGATGCGAGTTGGCTGTGGCAGGAGTACATGCCGCCAAGCGCGATCAGAAGCACGTCCGGGCGGCTGTATGGGCGCGTGCAACGCGCGTTAGGAGGTTAGTGATGGCAATCGCTCCTGACATCGGTTGTCGAATCCCGCGGCCGGACATCGCGCAATTGTCCGAGGCCGTGCGCATCGAATTCTCCAAGCGGCTCCTCGGCGGCGCGCCGGTACTGCCGCTGAGCACCGAGGATATTCTGGCGTTCGTGATGGCGGGAACCGTGAACCTCATGCACGGCATGGTCTCGCAAGCGCTCAAAGAGACTGATCCGGCGACCATGTGTTGTGATTCGCTCGTGATCTACGCCGCACGCCACGGCATCAATCTCCTCGGCGCGACACGTGCCAAGGGTTATGTTGCGATCACTGGGGAGCCAGATGCCGCGATCCCGAGCAATCTCCGGCTCGTTGGTCTCGCATCGCGCGAATACAAGCCTGACCCCGCCGTCACCTGGAATCCAACCCACCTCGATTCCACGGGCGGCGCTGTTGTGCGCGTCGTTTCGGCGCTGCCCGGCAACGTCTTCAATCTGCCCACTGGCAGCGCGCTCACGGTCGGCACCAGCGCGCCCGGCATCGACATAGATGCGACTGTCGTTGGCAATGGATTGACCGGTGCCAGCGACATTGAAACGTGCGATCAACTGCGTGCGCGCGTGCTGGCGGCCGAAGCGGCCGGCGTGCTGTCGACCAATGCGCAATGGTACATCGCGCAAACGATGGCCTATCCCGGTGTGACGCGCGCCTGTATCGATGAATGCGAGGGCTGTTGCGATCCCACGCACCTGATCATTTACCCATTCTTCGAAGGCGTCTACGGCGATGCTGTCACCGCACCTTACGGCGTGCCGCCGGGCGAGGTGATTGACGAAATGAATCATTGGATGTGGGGTCGCAACAACGGCAAGGGCGAGGGGCTGGCACCGGTCGGCGCGCAAGGTCATTACGAATGCGCCAAGCCGGTGAAAATCAATATCGTGGGTCACTGCTTTCGCGGCTGTGACAACATCGCGGTCAGCAACATCGTCAGCGCGTTGAACGCCTACATCCGCGACAACTACTGCGTCGGCTCGCCGATCTGCAAAGAGCACATTAAAAGTGTGATCTACCGCGCGGTGGGCGAACCGTGCTTTGCCGGCGTGACGTTCACGTTCGATCCGCCGGAGGGCATTCGTCGCCAGGACGACGCCTATATCATCGTTGAGTGTGGCTATCTGCCGGTGCTCGGCGAGGTGTCGGTTGTTCCCACCGAGGCCGATCCTGTTCCGGCGATCCCGTTCCGCACGAAGCGGCTGCAGGGGCCGAGATGATGCTCGAACGCATGACCTTGCCGGATGAAGCGCCGTTTTGCTGTCCGCAGCCACCGGTGAAAAATCTCACCGGCCCGGATGAGCCCGGCATTGAATGCTGGGCGCCAGAAGGCTGTTGCATGCCGTCGCCGTGCGCGGTGAAAGAGTGGGATTTCCTTTGCGCCGTGCGCTCGCTTCTTCCCGAGGGCGATATCTTCAACAACACCAGACAGCACACGTACACGCCGCCGCGCGATGTTGGTGTTGCTAACATCGGGTGCGCTCGCATCGGCTGCGAGCAACTCATTCTCGGCGGTTGCTGCAACGATATGATTCTGTGCGACGATGATCCGCCCGCGCCGCAGCTTGCCGTGGTCGATTCGTTTGCCGCGGTCGCCTACGGAGTCATCCAAGCACTGTGCGCGCTGTTGCGCGAGCTTGACCCATGCACCGCGCAAAAGCTCGTTCGCCATTGGGCCGAGCGCATGGGCATCGAACACCCGGACCCATGCGGGCCGGGATTCTCCGATCGCGTGCTCGCCATGCTCATCTGCACCATCTTGCAATTGCGCAATTATCGCGGCGCGCACAATTGGGAATTCCTCACCGCGCTCGCGCACCGGTTCGGTGCTGATATCGTGATGCGCTATGCCGGTGACCTGAATTGCGGCCCGATCGGCTGGTGGACGATGGCGCGCGATCAACAAGCGTGCCCGCCGGTATTCGTCTGTCCGCCCGATGCGACAGCGCCATACAATCCGACTCTGCGGCCGATCTCGGAATGCCTCGGCGTGCCGCTGTCGCTTAACATCGTGGTCTGCCCCGGCGACGTGATCATTCCGGAGAATTGCAATCTCGCGATACCTGAGCGGCATCTGCCGCACGATCCCGAGCTTTACGAAGCGTTTCGGCACTGGCTCTTGCCCAAGCTCCTGGAGGGCGAGCGCGGCGTGTTCTGGTGCATGTACGATTGCGATCCGGCAGACTGCATAGTATAAGCGACTCACGCCAATCGCTGATCTGCCCGTGATATCCTGCCGTGATGGCAGGCATTTTTCCTCCAAGCGGCGTGCCACCCGCGCCTGAGGTGTGCGACGGCTATACGCCGATCAATCCGGTGACCGGCGAGGGGCCGCTTTACGCCGCACCTGAGTGTACGACCACGCTCCTGGATTGCACGTTTAACGCGATCGTTTCAGAAATTCTAGCCGGCGTCGACCTCCTCGGTGTGCCCTACAATTCCGGGCGTGTCGACAATCTCGGCCGTGCCTTGCGCGACCGATTCGATTCGATCAGCGCGACCATCGATGCCAGAGTTCTGCGCAGCGGTGATGCCATGACTGGCCCGCTCGAACTCGCCGGCAACCCGGTGAGCGATATGCAGGCTAGCACCAAGCTGTACACGGATCAGCAGGTTGCGGCGCTGCAGCAGCAAGTCAACAATACTGTGGTTTTGCGCTCCGGCTCGACCATGAGCGGCCCGCTGATCCTCAATGCCGATCCCGTCGCCGGTCTTGGCGCCGCGACAAAACAATACGTCGACTCGCAAGTCGGTGACGGCATCACCGAGCCGCCGGCTGATTTGCAAACCTATGGCCGCGTGCACGGGAGTTGGGCGCCGGTGCTGCCGCTCGCCGGAGGGACAATCACCGGCGCGCTCAACGTGCGCGAGCCGGTAGCCAACACCGAAGCCGCGACCAAGTATTACGTCGATGCGCTGGTGGCGCAGGGTGGCACGTTCGTTGATGCGCCGGCCGATGGCTTCACCTATGGGCGCCTGTCGCACGCGTGGGAGCGAGTGCTACCGCTCGCGGGCGGGACGATGACCGGCGCGCTCAATTTCAACATCGCGGCGCCCACACAAAACGCGTGGGCCGTCAATGTCATTCCCGCGATTCCCGATTATGTGAATCCAACGGCCTATGTGCGTGGCGACGGTCGGGCACTCTTCCAAAGATCGGTGACGGTCAGGGCTTTCACTACAGCCGATCCGATCTTGGCATTTCAAAATTCGGCGGGCGCTGACGTTGGAAGGATAACGGCGAGCCTTGCCAACAATTGGCTCTATCTGCGCACGAGTGCAGCGGCCAATCCGATAGGCATCACCCCCACGGGGAGCCTCGACGTTCCCGGTGGGCTCGCGACCCGCGGCACGATTGACATAACCAACATCGCGGCAGGAATGGGCGCGTGGCGCGTCTTCGGGCCGGGCGGTACCAATACGGCACTTGTGTACGGCAATGGTGCCGCAGTGTTTAGCGGGTGGGTTGATATCAAGGGCATCACAGGCTCGCCGAATCCACGACTGCGATTTCTCGATACGGGCGGCTCGCTGGTAGGATATTTGTGGTTCAATTCGACGCTAAAGACATTCAGCGTCGGCGACGCCGGTGATGTTGAGTTAGTGAACATAGACAGTGATGGCAACATTCGGAGTAGCGGTGGGGCAGTCCAACTCGGCGGTATCGGCATTTCCAACTGGGCCGGAATGAATCTGGAGGCGGGTCCCGGCTCCGATTTCTACATCCGCGCCAACGCGAATTACTATTTTCGCTACAACGCTGGCGTCCTCTACTGGTTCACGTCGCAGGGCGCCGGCATCAGCATAAGCGATGCTCGCGATGTAACTGTTGGCCGTCAGCTTTGGGTTGGCACCGTCGCCTATAAGCCGGGCGGCGGTCCGTTCGCCGACTCTTCCGACGCGCGGATCAAGGACCGCGTTGCCGACTACACCACCGGGCTCGACGCGATCCGCGCGCTGCGGCCGGTAAGCTATCATTTCCTGCCGGCCACCGGACGCGACACCGAAAAAGAACACATCGGGCTCGTGGCGCAAGAGGCCGAGTCGGCGATGCCGGAATGCGTGTCGCAACAGAAGATCACGCTCGGCGATCTCCAGCTTGACGATATGCGCATGCTCGATACCGGGCCGATCGTGTTTGCGCTCGTCAACGCGGTGAAGAAGCTGGCCGACGACAACGACCAATTGCGCGCCCGCGTGGCCGCCCTGGAGAAGGGGAGGAAGCGCTAGTGTCTGGCATTTTCCCTTACAGCACGGACGGTGGCATTCCGCCTAATGCCCAAACGCCGAACAACCCGGCGCAAGCGTTCATCCATCAACATGCGTTGCCGGCCGATACCTCGGCGCTGTATTACGGCAACGGCTGCGACGTGCGGCTGCGTCCGCATGTAGTCAATTCGTTGATCTCCGAGATCGCGGCAGTCGCCGATCGTGCAGGTGTCGCCTATCGCGCCGCCTCGCTGCAAAACCTCGAAGTGTCGATCCGCTACCTGATCCAGCGCGGCTTGCCGCATTCCGGCATGCTGGTGGCGCAAACTGCGTTTCAGTACGCCATCACGCTCGACCCGGTGCCGCCGTACTACACCGATTTTCTGACTATCGTTTTCGTTCCGCAATTGCTGCCGGGCGCGACGCAGAATCAGGGCTACGTCCGCATCAACGTCAACGGGCTCGGCTATGTCCCGCTCTATCGCAATGACGGCGAGGAGGTGCGCGCCGGAGACATTCTGTCATTGAAGCCGTTCATTGCCACGTATTTCAATGGTGCGTTCCACATGATCGGCCTCTGTGCCTCGCAAGTGCCGCTGGTCAAATACGGCGGGCTCGACGCGTGGGTGCGAACAGACGGCAATGACGTGACCGGCGACGGCACGGCTAACTCGCCCGACAAAGCATTTCGCACCCTTAACGGGGCGTGGGAGGCGGTCGGCTCGCGCTACATGGCCACGCCGCTGTTCTCGGTCAACTTCAAGCTCGGCATTCCCGGCACCTATGAAGCGGGAGTGATCGGGCCGTTCGGCTCGACCATGACGATCACCGGCGACGAACAAAATCGCGGAGCGTATCGCATCGGCACGAAATTCTATCCTGGCTCGAACGTGTGGATATCGCTGCAGACGGTCGGCGTCGCTCAGATGGCAATCGCCGGTGTGACGTTGCAGATCGCAAACACGAGCAATCCAGCCATCGCGCTATGGAATGCCAATTCGCACATCGAACTCAGGAACGTGAACTTTGACGCAATGACATCAAACCCGGCCGGCATCTTCATCGCGAACTATGGAGGAGCAAGCACCGGCATAGCGGCGCTGGCAACCACTCAATTCAACGGCAACGGAAATGAAATTGGCGCGGCGATCGATTGCCAGAGCGGGCGGTGGGCAGGGTGCGGCGACGTGAGCCGCGGCAATCTCATGAGTTCAAATTTCGACTGCGGCGCGTTCATCACCTTGTCATCGCTATCGGTTGGCGTGATGGTCGGCACGAATTTCTTCACCACCAACGTGACCGGCAAACAGTTTTCGGTGAGCACGAATTCGGTGCTGTACCAGAGCAATGCGTCCGGTCCGATCCCCGGCGATGAAGCGGGCGTTTGGGGCACGGGCGGAGTCTTCGTGCCATAGGAGAATGAACCAATGACGGATGAACAACAGCCGCAGTGGCAGATTCCCGCGATCGATCCGCCGCCGCCGTCGCCGCCGCGCAATGTCGAGCCGGTGCCGCTTCAAGCGGTGAGGTCGGGCACCGCGGAAGGGGACTTGCCGAAAGCGCCGTTGTGGCCGCTGTGGTGGGCGCCACCGGGGCCAATGTATCCAAACCCGAGGGAGTTCGCGCCGGCACGCAATTGGCCGCCAGAGGGTGAGCGCAGCGCATGAGCATCCATCAGGCCGCGGGCGGAATCATCGAGGCGCTCAAGACGCAGCCGGCGTTGCTGGCGCTGATCGTGGTCGCGTTCGGGCTGTTGGGTTTTTCTTGGTACGAGGGACAGGCGTTCAACGAATATGTGCGCATCGTTGCCGCGCAACAACAGGAGGCGACGCGCTTGCTGGCACAATGCATGCCGCCGCCGAAGTGAGGTGCAATCATGCGCAATCCGATCGCGATCTCATCGGCGCACGGCAAGTTTGTCGGCGGTGCCGCCGGCGTACTCAACGAAGTGAAGGAATCGCGGCGCGTGGTCGAGCGCGTGGCTGCCAATCTTGAGGCCGCCGGTGTCACGGTGTTTGTCTTCCACGATGATGTGAGCAAGTCGCAGGGGGCGAACCTCAATCGCATCGTGGGCTGGCACAATGCGCAGCGGCGCGCGCTCGACGTGTCGGTGCACTTCAACGCGTTCCAACCGACCAACGCGGCACGCGGCACCGAAGTTCTGTACGTGAGCCAGACTGGCGGCAAGATTGCCGCTCAGGTCTCCAAGGCGATGGCCGATGCCGGCCGGCTGATCAACCGCGGCGCAAAGAAGCGCACAAACCTGTCGTTCCTCAATCGCACGCACAAGCCGTCGATCCTGCTTGAAGTGTGCTTTGTCGACAGCAAGGCGGATGCTGCCACCTACAACGCGCATTTCACCGCGATCTGCCGCGCCATCGCGGAATCCGTCGCGGGCAAATAATGTATACGTCGCGCGCAAGATCAGGCAGGCGCAGCGGAGCGGCGCCAAGCGCATCGATCCGGCGGCCCGGCGGTTCGCCGGCTAAAAGCGGCGAGGTCGACTAGGCGGCCATTCGTCGGTGTCGCTGTCGTCGCGCTTCATCGGCATGTTCCGCATGGAGCGGACATATTGAAGATACGAGACCGCACTGATGATCACCACGATGATGATCACGGCGGCGGCGACCACAAGAAACCAAAACAGTATCGTCAACAACCACTCGATCATTGTTTCACCGCCGCTCATGCCGCCACCGCATCAATCAGCGTCATGGCGGTGCGCACTTGGTGCTCCAGGGCAAGGATGGCGTCCGGACCCTGAAGCTCGGCAATCTGGCGGAGATGCGGCAGGCCAGAATCGATCGAGGCCATGATTTCCTCCCGCGTGGCGCGCCGCCCCTCGGCGTAAAAACGGATGGTCTCGGGTGGCCCGATCTCGAACAATACGCCGCCATTCGTCGGCTTGAAAAGCTTATAGCTCTTAGTGATCCACACGAGCGCGACGCCGGGATTGCGCTTGAGGCCGATGCCGGCCGGTTCCTCGGCCTCCTCGGGCACGTCCTTTTCGTTGCGCCTCATGCGCGGGCGGGTCAAGAACGGACACGCCTGGACGGCATACTCGGCGCACTCGCGGTGTGACGGCGGCTCGCTGCTGACCCGGTTTACCGCGCACATCGGCCCGATCGTGAACGCTTTGAATTTGCCGAGTGTCTCGCCACACAGCCAACAGAGATCGGCGCGGATGGCGCGGCCGATCCGGCCGGGACCGACCACGCGAAAGTCCGGCTCGCCATCAAGCCAGTTGACGAACCACGGCACCGGGTAGCCGGTGGCGCTGATCGGCAGGTGCCGCATGCGGGTGGGCAGGGGGATCGCGCGGATCGAGGCGTTGAGTTCACGCATGGGGGCCTCCTCGGGGGTTGCTGTAGCGCCTCCTCACTGTGTCAGTCCGGTGTCGGTTTTGACTTTTTTCTGATCCCCTTTTTTCCGCTAAGTGTTGGTGGGCGCTCACAGATTTGAACTGTGGACCTCTCCCGTGTGAAAATATACTTCTCGGTGAGCGAGGGTGACATCGGCAGCTAGATAAACGCGATGAATCAAAGCTTTGTCGGAATTTTGAACGATAGCCATTTACATTCGCTGTTACCCGTTTATATAAGGAATGGCTAGCCCGGTGTCGGCCCGAAGAGGTCGGGGAGAGGTCCCCGTGTCGGCCCGCCATTTTGTCACCTAGAGGGAGCGATTGATGCGGAAAACAGCGAACAAGATGAAACTCACCAAGAGCGCCATGGAGCGCCTCGCCGGGACCGGCAAGCGGCGTGACGTTTGGGACACCGACGCCAAGGGGTTCAAGGTGCGGATATCGCCGGACGGCACTACCAAGACGTTCTATTACGATTATCGGCCGCGCGGCATGGGGCGCCGAGTGTCCGCAACGTCGCTCAAGCTTGGCTCCTGGCCAACGATCGATCCGGATGACGCGCGCACGCTCGCCAAGGAATACGCTGTTGAGGTGATGCGCGGGGGCGATCCCGCGGTGTCGCGCCGGGCGGTGGCCGAAGCGGACGTGCAAGCAAGGGAGAACAGTCTGGCCACCCTCCTGGCCGAGGATGGGCGGTATGAAAAGCATCTCCAGTGGCGGAAGCTGGTAAACTGGAAAACCGCGATGTCGTCGCTCCGGCGCAATCTCGCGGGCGTGATGAACCTGGAGCCGCGCGCGCTCACCCGCAAAGATTTTTCTCATCGGATCGAGACGCTGAATCACGCCGGGACCGAGGGCGCGGCAACCGATTTCAAAAAGTTCGCAAACGGTTTTATCCAGTGGTACGTCAACGACGGACTCGCCGAGCACAACGTGCTCGCCGGCTGGAAACTCCCGGCCAAGACGCGCGCTCAGCGGGTGAAGGAACAAGAGGACGATGACGGCCGGGCGCTGGATGACGCCGAGATCAAGGCGCTGTGGCGCGCCGCCGAGGCCGAGCACAATCCGATATTGGGCGCGCTGATCAAGACATATCTGTTGACCGGTTTTCGCCGCACCGAGGGCGCGCGCCTGAAACGGTCGGCCATCACCGCGGCCGAAAACAAGAAACTCGGGCTCACGGGCGAGCGGTTCGAGATCAAGGCCATTGATGCCAAGAACGGATTTGTTCACGCGGTGCCGGTGACTGATCCGCTGCGCGCGATCATCCGCTCGCAACCGGAGACCACGAGCGAATTCTTGTTCCCGTCGTACACCACCGGCCGCCCGATGAGCGGTTTCACCAAGATGGTGCGGCGACTGCAAAAGACGAGTGGAGTCGATTTCACGCTGCATGATCTCCGGCGCACGTGCCGCACGCGCCTGAGCATGCTCGGGGTGGATCGCGACATTGCGGAACTGTGCATTGGTCACGTGCGGCCCGACCTCGAACGTCGCTATGACAAGTTCACGGCGTGGGAGGCGCGCGTTGAGGCATTTGAGAAATACAACGCGCACATCATCGGGTTGGTCGGTGGCCCTGCGGGCGGGAACGTGGTTCCGCTTCGCCCTGCGTCTCATGCCACCTGATCCTCACCGTGCAGATACTTGCGCACGTCGCCGACTCTATACTCGATGAGGTTGCCGCGCTTTCGCCAGCGGAGTGGATGATCGGCCATATAGCGCCATGATCGCACCGTGTGGACGCTGCGGCCGACCACGGCGGCCACCTCCTCAGTGGTCAAGACGACATCCTCGCCGAGATCGCTAAGGCGAGTCATGACCACCGCCAACCGCTCCGATCGCCGTTCCGCTCGGCGCGCCGCCGTTTTTGCCAGCATCACAATCACCTCGCCACGTGCGGCGCGTTCGAAATGCGCCGCCAGAGCACTTTGACATCCGCCAGCGTGAACAGCCGATGCATGCGCTTGGTACCAACGCCGACCACGCGGAATGGCAGCATGCCGCGGTCGACGTAGGCGCGCACCGTGAGGTGCGACACCTCCATGGCGTCGCACAGCTTGGGCAGTGTGAGATAGTATTTGTCTTCGAACGCCTTGAGCACGCGCGGCGGCAAGCTCACCGGGGCTTTCGCCCGGCGCCGCTTCACTTGCTTGCGCGGCCGGGCGATCGGCCGCCGGCCGGTGCTCCGCTTCGGCCGTTTTCGGCCGTTGGCTTTTCGTGCCGTCATCATCTCACGCCGCTTTGGTTTGCTCGGCAAGCTGCCGGAAATTTTCCAGGACCGCGCCTTGCGTGGCGACCACCGACTCCAGGCGCACCACCTCATCCGACAGGGTGGAGGTGCGGTTTTCGAGTTGCAGGCACCGGGCGCGGGCTTGATCAAGCTCGCTGTGGAGCGCCTCGATTTTTGCTTCACGCTCGCGGGCCTCACGTTCGAGCCGCGCCACCTCCGCCACGGTTTCGCCTACATCGGCGGCCAGTTCGCCGGCCTTCTCAATGAGGCCATCGAAGATCGCCCGCGCGCGGGTATAGCTTTCCGCCGTGATGACCGTGCCCATTGTCTCCTCCATTGTCCGATGAGCGAATTGCGGTACCTGAGCCACCGTTGCACGCAGAGCACCGTGAGGACGGCCAGGGCGGCCCCTACAGCGATCGCCGCGCGGCCGAGGTAGTCCGGCTCACCCTCCGACGTTTCGCTCACCTGTGCCCGCGCTGCGGCCTCCGGGATGGTGATTATCAGCGGGGGTGGGGGTGGCTCGGCTTCGGTGAATGCCACGGCGATCCGCAAAGCCGGCACTCGCACCGGCGGCGGGTCCGGGTCCTCCGTTGGCAAGGGAGCCGATGGCGGCGGCGGGGTGATCGGTGCCGGCGGCGGCTCGGCGCCGGGCGACGGACGCGACGCGCGGGCGGCCGTTGTCGCCACCAGGGGGACCGGCCTGCCTCGGTGCAGCAATGAGGCATGCCGACGATGGTGACGATGACGGCGAGCCCGCGGCGCCGCGCCCGCGTCCTGCCGCTGGCGCGCACTGACTTCGGTCGTCGTTGTGGCGGCGGACGAACCGAGTCCCGATGTGCTCAACACCAGCAGCACGGCCAGGAGCATGATGGCGAGGAGGTGGGGGCCGTGCCTATCGCGCGAATGACGGTCGCCGGCCGTGCCCCCTTCGCTGGGCCTGATCGCCCCCACTATCGCCGCCGGAGCGTGGTGGGCAGGTCCGCGAAACTTTTTCATGGCGAGCACCTCGCCATGATGTCGCGAATGTCGGCGGCGATGTGATCGGGGAGCGGCAACAGGAATTCCCGGTTGATCAACTCGCTGGCATCCTCCCAAAACACCTCGAACTCGGTGGCGTTCATGTCGCGCGGCCCGGTGCCAAAGGGGATGCGGTAGGCGCGACCGTGGTGCGTGATCATCTCCGATCGGCCGGTGAGAATGGCGAGGAGCCCGCGCACCGTGCGCTGTTCAACGTCGCGCGCGGCGGCGAGGCGTGAGAACACGAGTGCCGTGCAATTGGCGAACACCTGATTGCGCGCGTGCGGAATTTGCACCTCGCACCATTCGCCCACCGTGAACGCGGCCATGCGCTTGTGCGCCTCATCGTCGCCGGGAATGAGCGCGTTCTTTGCCACCGTGAAGATCATCACGCGTGCCCCACCACCTCGTCATCGTATTCTGCCGCGAGCACATGATGTGTTCCGCCGAACAGCCGTTGCAGCGCCGCTTGGAATCCATCCTCATCGTAAATGCAGTGCGGGCAAATGGCGGCGATGATCGACTCGGTTTCGTTGAATCCTTCGGCGGTGATCTTCATCATTGCCATGACGCAGGGCGGTCGATGGCGCGCCCATGGTTGCGAGCACACAAGGCAGCGCAGTTTGTGCTCGCTGTGGCCGGTCACACCGTTGAGCGCGGCATCGGCGTAACCGAGCGCGCCACCGCGCCACGCCGGATCAGCAATGGCGGCGAAAAAATCCAGCCGTGTCACCTCCAGCCGCACGTTTTTTCCTTTCAGCTTTGCGTGTAGCTCATTCATCTCGGCATCATGGTCGCGCATGTTCAGCCTCCCGCTAGCGGGTTTACGTAATCGGTGAGCGCGTCGCGCCGCTTGTTGATCGCCGCCTGCAGGCGGATGTGGAGTTTTTCGTCCTCCTCTTTCATGTCATCCATCGTGCCCTTGTTTGCTTTCTTGAGCGCCTCGAACTCCTCCAGCGTCGCCTTGTTGATGCGCGCGAGAAATCGCTTGCCCCACTCCAGCCAATCCTCGGGTTGCTGATCGGCGCCGAGCATGCGCGGCATCACGAGATCGGGGACGGCGGCGTTGACCGGCTCCGGCGGCCCACCATCGGGACCGGGATGCGGCGGCGGCTCCGGCTCCTCGGGCTCGGCCGGCGGCGGTGCTGGCGGCGGCGGCTTGGGCGCGTCGGCGGGCTGGCGCGGCGTGCCGCCGGCCGCGGCTGGTGGCTGTTGCATATGCGCCGGTTGCTGTTGCACATGCGGCGGCGTCCAATTTGCGGCCGGTGCCGGCAAGGCGGCCGGCTCGGCCTCGATCACGCCGCCCTCCATCTCATCGGCGCTATAGTCCGCCTCCTCGGGGAAGGCGGCGCGCAAGCTCGTGGCCTTGGCTACCTTGATCGCCTGTGCGCGCGTGCGCTTGATCCATGTGGCGTTCGGGAGTTCGGTGCCTTGCTGGCGGCCATAGACTTCTTCCCAATAGACCGGCTCAGTGAACGCGCACCGCTGGCCCTTGATCACGCGCCACACCGTGACCGCGATCCATTCCGGGAATTTGAGCGTGATGCTTTCGTTTTGCCATCCATCGTCGGTGCGCACGCGGCCGGTAAACGTCCGCTCGATCGTGTTGCCGAACTCCGGCTTATCCATGCCGGCCCATTCGCCGGAGCGTGCGGCCGTCACCTCGATCTCGTTGATGCTCGGCCAGATGTTTTCGACGTAACGCTTTAGCTGCGAACTCCACACCGGGACGATATTCACCGGCCGTTTCATGATGTCGAGATTGCGCGCCTTGCAGTAGTCGAGCGCGAGCATGATCGAGTCGGGTGACTTGGCGCTCGGGAAAATCGCATCGGTGAGCACGCGCCACGTGCCGGGCGGGATGCCGGCGCCATGCGGCATCGGCAGGCGTGGCTTAACGACGGTGATGGCTTGTGTGTTCATGAGACCCTCGGTCCTGGCAACAGCGGTTGCATTTTCTCGCCGCTGTAGATCGCGGCGATGCGCGGGCGCACGTGCTGGCTCACGGTCTGGCCATCAGGCAGCACGATGTGCGCCAAAAACTCATCCTCGAACGTGGTGATGCCGGACTCCACCGCCTCCAGCTTGGCTTGGATCACGAGCCGCAGCGCGCGCCACGCCGAGCGGCATGCCTGTTCCCAAGCAGCAAGGGCGGCCTCGGGCGAACGCTCCAGGTTACGGGCGCCGGTCCGTTTGAAATCATCGCGCCGCGGCAACGGTAGCTCGAACATGACGCGGCGCTGCGCCATCTCGAACACGATCACCGCTTTGCCGGTGGCGTGCATGTAGGCGAATCCGGTGGCGCCGTAGCGGTTCACCAGCCGCTCGATCTCGGCGCGCGAGCGTTCCACCGGCACCTCGGTTGCTGCGGCAAAGCG